TAACCGCTGCTATTCTTGAGAATCAAGAGCGTGCCTTCCGTGAAGAAGCAAACATGCTTGCTGAATCACCCACTAACTCAACTGTTTCTGCAACTGCAAGCGGTGCTGCTAACTGGAATCCAGTTCTTATCGCCCTCGTTCGTCGCGCTATGCCTAATCTGATGGCATACGACCTTGCTGGCGTTCAGCCTATGACTGGTCCTACTGGTTTGATCTTCGCTATGAAGTCACGCTACAAGACTACTCGTGGTGGTGCAACTGCTGATACTGAAGCATTGTTCAACGAAGCTCAAACTGGTTTCTCTGGCGACTCTTCAACTAGCAACGGTTCACGTGGTCCTTCTGGTTTGGTTGGTGCAACTGACACTGATGCTGACTCAAGCATCGTCGACTCTGGCGATGTTTATGTTCCTGGTGTTGGTACTGGTATGTCTACAGCAGAAGCAGAAGCACTCGGTTCTAGCGGTGCTGCATTTGCTGAAATGGGTTTCACCATTGAGAAAGCAACTGTAACTGCTAAGTCACGCGCTCTGAAAGCAGAATACTCTTTGGAACTGGCACAAGACCTTAAAGCAATTCATGGTCTGGACGCTGAAACTGAATTGGCAAACATTCTGTCTACAGAAATTCTTGCTGAAATCAACCGTGAAATCGTTCGTACTATCAATAGTCAAGCGAAAATCGGTGCTACCACTTCTAACGTTCAAACTCATGGTATCTTTGACTTGTCAACTGATGCTGATGGTCGTTGGTCTGTTGAGAAGTTCAAGGGTCTGCTGGTTCAAATCGAACGTGAAGCAAACACCATTGCTAAAGAAACTCGTCGTGGTAAGGGTAACGTAATAATCTGTTCTTCTGACGTTGCAACTGCTCTTGTTGCCGCTGGAATGCTCGATTATTCACCTGCTATCTCTGCCAACCTTAACGTCGATGATACAGGCAATACCTTTGCTGGTGTTCTGAACGGTCGTACTAAAGTGTACATCGATCCGTATGCTGTTGCTGACTACGTAACTGTTGGTTATAAGGGTACTAATCCTTATGATGCTGGCGTATTCTACTGCCCATACGTACCTCTGCAAATGGTTCGCGCTGTTGGCGAAAACGACTTCCAACCACGTATCGGGTTTAAGACTCGTTACGGTATGGCTTCAAACCCATTCGTTGGTGATACTGCTGCTGATGGTCTTGCTACTGCACGTACCAATCAATATTATCGTATCTTCCGAGTTGATAATATCCTAGCATAATAATAAACCACAGTGATTGTGGTATGTTAGAAGTAAAATTGGGGTGGCAGAAATGTCACCCTTTTTTTATTCTTCGTTTATCATTTTATCTTATCTTTCCTATAAGATATCCTAGTATGAATCCTATTATGAAATAAATCATTTTTTCTTCCTGTAATCATCTATTGCCGACTTAATAGCATCTTCCGCTAATACGCTACAATGAATCTTTACTGGTGGGAGGGCTAGTTCTTCTGCGATCTCCGTATTTCTTATTGTGTATGCAGACTCCAAAGTCCTTCCCTTGACCCATTCTGTCAGTAGAGAGCTTGAAGCAATAGCGCTTCCGCATCCATATGTTTTGAATTTAGCGTCAGTGATGATACCTTCCTCAACCATAATCTGAAGTCTCATTACGTCACCACAAGCAGGTGCTCCTACCATACCCGTACCTACATTAGGATTCGTATCGTCCAGCTTGCCGACGTTACGTGGATTGTCGTAGTGATCCATTACCTTATCGCTATATGCCATTTAAGTACCATTAATTATTGCTGCTGTGTTACTATTTATATCATATAAATAAACAAATACACTGGAGTATTTTAATGGCTGATTTTACTTGTGACACAAACTTTCTTTCACCTTCGGGATTCAAGATCACGATCTCTCGCAAGAATTTTCCTAACATAACATTCTTTGCGCAACAAGTGCAACATCCAAGTATGGAAGTAAATGCTGTTGAGCAACCATTTCGAAGAATAGCGTCTGTACCATTTATAGGTGATACCGTTCAGTTTGGCAACGTGTCTATGGATGTTATACTTGACGAAGGAATGAATGTATATCAAGAGCTGTTTGACTGGTTAGAGCGAATGGTTGAAGTGAAACATAGACCTAATAGTGGAAGTCTATATAATAGTGATAATCAGATCTCTCATTATTGCGATATTAGGATTTCTATATTAAATTCCGCTAACAATGTTGTTCGCGAGATAAAGTATGTTAACGCATTCCCAACATCACTGGGTGATATAACATTCGCTGCTACACAAGATCAGCAATTTATTACCTTTCCAGCGACATTTAGGTTTGATTATTTTGATTTTGTGTGATATAATTATTAGTTAACAACTACAACCTATGGTGATATATTATGAATTTAGATGCCGTTCTACAAGAATGGAAGAAAGACTGTGAGATTGAATTTAATCAACTAGATGTTAGTTCTCAGGAGACTCCTCGTCTCCATGCTAAGTATCTAGAGTTATTGTCAAATGCTCGAATGAAACTTAAAGAAATCGAGTTTAAACAAAAATTGCTGCTTAAAGACAAGTGGTTATATTATCAAGGAAAGATGTCCCGTGAAGAGATTGAAGCAAAAGGATGGAATCCGGATCCCTTTGATGGTCTGAAGATTCTTAAAGGTGAGATGGATTACTACTACAACTCTGATCCCGAGATCATGAAGAGTGAGGCAAAGATTACATATATAAAAGAATTAATAGATGTGCTAAAAGAAATTGTCGAGAACATTAAGTGGAGGCACCAAACTATTGGTAACATGATACGATGGAAGCAATTTGAAGCAGGATTCTAAATGCAAACAATAACCCTTAAAATGAAAGATCACTCTATGCTTCAGCTAGTGAAGTGTGATCCTGATGTGGTTCACGAGTTGAGCGAGTACTTTACGTTTGAGGTTCCTGGTGCTAAGTTCATGCCCGCTGTGAAGAAGCGATTGTGGGACGGCAAGATTAGAATGTTGGATCGTAACACAGGAGAGATCAATGCCGGGTTATACTATGCTATAAAGAAGTTTGCTATGCAAAGAGGGTATGGCATCAAGGTGGACGAAGGACCATGCGGACTCCCGTACGCCACTAACAAAGTCAATCACTTAGAGACTATGAATTGGATAGATACTTTAGGTATACCGTTTAAACCTCGCGACTATCAATATGATGCTTTTACACACGCTATTACTTATAAACGATGTGTTTTAATATCACCTACTGGTTCTGGTAAATCCCTCATTATATATCTCTTGATGCGATGGTACCTGGAGAATCATGATAAAAATGTTTTAGTTATTGTTCCAACAACCTCTCTTGTTGAACAGATGTATGCAGATTTTAGAGATTACGGTTTTGATGTAGATGATCAGGTTCACAAGATATATTCAGGAAAAGATAAAGAGACCAAAAAACGAATAGTTGTTACTACTTGGCAATCTATATACAAGTTACATCCAGTTTGGTTTGAAGATTATGGCTGCATCTTCGGCGATGAAGTCCATGGATTCAAGTCAAAATCTCTGTCTTCTATTATGAACAAGTCAAAGAAGGCTGAGTATAGATGGGGAACGACAGGTACACTAGATGGAACTCAGGTCCATAAGTTAGTACTTGAGGGACTATTTGGACCTGTGCATCGTGTGACAACCACTCATGAACTTCAAGAGAATGATACCCTCGCTAAATTAAGTATAGATATTGTATTGTTAAAATATGCAGAAGAGTATTGTAAGTTAACTGAAGGTAGGAGTTATCAAGATGAAATCGATTTTATTGTCAGCTATGAAAAGCGTAACAACTTCATTGCGAACCTTGCAATTAATCAGTCTGGAAATACACTTGTATTATTCAACTTGGTTGATCGCCATGGCAAAGTGCTTCGGGATATAATCGAAAATAAATTGAAAGAAGGTCAAAAGTTATTTTATGTTAGCGGAGAGACAAACACGACAGATAGAGAACATATCCGTAATATTGTCGATGGTCATCATAATGCTATTATTGTCGCTTCTCTTGGTACCTTTTCTACTGGTATTAACATACGAAATCTTCACAATATTATATTTGCGTCTCCTAGCAAATCTCAAATACGAGTATTACAATCGATTGGACGAGGATTAAGAAAGAGTGATGATGGATCAGATGCTAAACTATTTGATATAGCAGATGATTTACATTATAAGACCAAGAAAAATTTTACTCTTCTCCATGTAGGTGAAAGAATAAAAATCTACAACAATGAGAAATTTCCTTATAAGATAACACAGGTAGATATATGATGAATTTGGCTCAGTTTAAACTAACCAGCGGTCATGAGATTGTATGTGATGTTATAGAGTGGTGTGATGAAGGCGATACAGAAATTATTGCAAGAAATGTTATGCAGATAGTTGCTGGACAAATTTCTGATAATGAAAGTGTCTTTATGTTTAGACCTTGGATAAACTTTATAGAGAATAATGACGAATACGTTTTAATAAATACCAATCACATTGTATCTACTAATCGACCTAATAAATGCTTAATCACTGAATATAGGTATGCTGTAGATGATATGCATATGATTGCTATAGAACGCGCTGCTGAATATGATCTTATCGAAGCTGAAGCTGAAGAAGAACTTAATTCTTCTGATAGGATGAAGAAGTCTATGAAGAAAGCGTTGGATAATACTACTCCGCGCAGTAATGTTATAAGTTTTCCTAAGTTCTCTAAGAGAGATGATTCGATTAATGAAGACATCTGAAATTCATAGTGCATTATACACCTGGTCCTACAATCTGTCAAGTCTTTTTTAAATTATTTTACATTTGACATTTGACTTATAATATTGTATAATAAGTGTTCGTTACGACTATATTATGGAATAACATGATGAAAATAGGTTTTACTTGCTCTGCATTCGATCTGCTTCACGCTGGACATGTTCAGATGTTGCGTAACGCAAAAGAACAGTGTGACTATCTAATAGCGGGACTTCAAGTCGATCCATCTCTGGATCGCATAGATAAAAATGCTCCTATTCAAACTATCGTCGAACGCTATACGCAGTTAAAGGCGTGTTCCTATGTTGATGAAATTGTACCGTATACCACAGAGAAAGATTTAGAAGATATTCTTTCGATGTACCATATTGATGTGCGCATACTCGGAGAAGAGTATAAAGATAAAGAGTTTACTGGTAGAGATATCTGTCGTAAGCGCGGTATGCACATCTACTTCAACGAACGCTCACATAGATTTTCATCGTCTGATCTAAGACGAAGAGTTTATGACTTGACATCCAATGAAAAATAAGTTATAATACCACTTATAATCAGAGATATATTATGCAAAAACTTAAACCAAAAGAAAAACCACATTACGTCAATAATGCGCAGTTCTCCCAAGCAGTTGTAGATTATGTACAGGCAAAGAATGATGCTGTCGCCGCAGGTAAACCCGCGCCTATTGTCACTAATTATATTGCTACTTGTTTTTTAAAGATATGTGAAGGTCTATCGCATAAAGCAAATTTCGTGCGCTACACATATCGTGAAGAGATGGTGATGGATGCTGTTGAAAATTGTTTGAAGGCGATAGAGAATTATAATCTCGATTTCGTCACGCGCACAGGTCTTCCTAATGCATTCGCCTACTTCACTCAGATATCTTGGTATGCATTTCTACGAAGGATTGAGAAAGAGAAGAAGCAGCAAGACATTAAGATTCGCTATTTGACAGAAAGTGGATTAGCAGATCTTGTTGCTAGTGGCGACTTAGATCCCGATGCTCGACAAGCCTCTCAGGCATTTGTTGAAGAACTTCGTATGAGAATCGATTCAGTAAAAGACAACGATCGTCTTTTAAAAGAATATGCAAAAGATATTAAACCCCGTCGTCGAAGAACTGTGACCGCTGATTCAGATTTACAGGGATTCTTCGAAGCAGATAAGGATGAAGACTTGTGCGAATAGCGTTTCTAAATGATACTCACTGTGGCGTACGAAACTCATCCGAAGTCTTTATGGACTATCAAGAGCGATTCTATCGTGATGTGTTCTTTCCTTATTTGTTAGAGAATAACATTAAGAAGATCGTGCATCTCGGCGACTATTATGAAAGTAGAACATCGATTAACTTTAAAGCATTGAATCATAATCGCAGAATTTTTTTGGATAAGTTGCGAGAGTATAAGATTCATATGGATATCATTCCTGGCAATCATGATGTGTACTACAAGAACACTAATGAACTGAACTCGCTCAAAGAACTTCTCGGCCATTATATGGAAGAAGTTCGCATTATCGAGAAACCCACGGTGGTCAATTATGATGGTCTTGACTTTGCACTTGTTCCGTGGATCAACCAAGATAACGAACAGCATAGCCTTGAGTTTCTTTCTAAGTGCAAAGCAACTCATGTGGGCGCACACCTAGAGTTAGAAGGGTTTGAGATGCAAGCAGGCATACCTTGTGTACATGGTATGAAAGCGTCGACATTTGATAGATTTGAAATGGTTCTATCAGGACACTTCCATACTAAGTCGCAACAAGGACCGATTCATTATCTTGGGTCACAGTACGAGTTCTTCTGGTCTGATGCACATGATCCTAAGTACTTTCATGTTCTTGACACAGACACTCGTGTGTTGACACCCATTAATAATCCTGTTACAATATATGAGCGCGTCTACTATGATGATACAGTAGACAAGGCAGAATACATGTATGGTGTTGGTGAACTGCCTAACGTAGAAAATAAATTCGTTAAGTTGATTGTGGTTAACAAGTCTAAACCAAAACTATTCGAAAAGTTTGTTGATCGTTTACAGATGAAGCAGATACACGAACTGAAAATTGCAGAGAATTTTTCTGAGTTTGTCGGTGATGCTGTTGATGATGATAAAATAAGTGTTGACTCTACAGAGGATTTGTTGTATACTTACATAGACGCTGTAGATACAGTCTTAGACAAAGATCGTATTAAGAACGAAGTTCACCAATTAATGATTGAAGCACAGACCTTAGATATAGTATGATTATTTTTAAAAAAATGCGTTATCGCAACTTTCTTAGTACCGGTGATAATTTCACTGAGATACAACTCGATCGATCAAGATCCACTCTTGTCGTAGGTCAGAACGGAGCGGGTAAATCGACAATGCTAGATGCGCTGTCGTTCGCCCTCTTTGGAAAGGCTCATCGTAATATAACCAAGGGACAGCTGGTAAATTCTATCAACAACAAAGGATGTATTGTTGAAGTAGAATTTGCTATTGGTTCTGCGCAGTATAAGATTGTACGTGGTGTTAAACCGAACATCTTTGAGATTTGGAAAGATAGTGTTCTTATTAATCAGGACTCGCATAATAAAGAGTATCAGTCCATTCTAGAGAAGAACATTCTTAAACTGAATCACAAATCTTTTCATCAGATTGTTGTTCTTGGATCATCTTCGTTTGTTCCATTTATGCAATTACCGGCACAACATCGACGCGATGTAATTGAAGACTTATTGGACATTAATGTGTTCTCTAAGATGAATGGTATTTTGAAAGAGCGTATATCTATTCTACGTGAAAAAGATCGCGCTAACAGTCTTGGGTTGCAATTAGTTAAAGATAAGATTTCCAATCAAGAAAAATATCTAAAGAAATTGCAGCAGTTGAATACTGATCATAAGAAACAGAAACTTGCTGAAATTGCGGAGTTGAATGAGTCTATTACTTACGCTAATGGCGATCAGATTGTTGATAATGCAGCATTACTGACAGAGGTCCATTCTAAAATTGAAACTATAGTTTCCAGAATTAACGAAGTCGAGAAGTTTGAGCATCAGTTTAAGGTGAAGCAAAAGGAGTTAATTAAAGAGATAAAATTTTATGAAAGTAACGACATCTGTCCAACCTGTGACCAAGGTATCGAAGAATCCCTTAAATCAACAAAAACAGCACACGCACGAGCCAAGAACGAAGAACTCGAAAACGGCAAAACTCAAGCAACATTCACCATCGAACAACTCAACACAAAGTTAGATGACATAAAACAAACTAAAGAAGAGATTGTTGATTCTATCAATACTCGTAATATGCGCAATGTTCAAATTCAAGAGTGGCAGCGTAGAGTTAATTTGCTTAATGCAGATCTTGCAAAGTTTGAAGAAGAGACTGGAAGTATTGATGTTGCAAAAACACAATTAGATGATCTATTAACAGAAAAGAATGATCTATATGAAGAGCACGTCAAGATTGCTGATGAAGGATCATACGGTGTCGTTATTGCTGAACTGTTAAAAGATACTGGCATTAAAACTAAAATTATCAAGCAGTATTTGCCAGTCATCAATAAATTGACTAATCAATATTTACAGATTCTTGACTTCTATGTATCTTTTGATCTAGATGATACCTTTAAAGAGACTATTCGTTCTCGTCATCGGGATTCGTTCTCTTATGACTCATTCTCTGAGGGTGAGAAGCAGCGTATTGACCTGGCATTACTATTCACTTGGCGCATGGTTGCTAAGATGAAGAACAGTGTTGCGACCAATCTTCTAATTCTCGATGAAACGTTCGACTCGTCTCTTGATGCTGATGGCGTAGATAATCTAACTAAGATCATTGAAAGTATGGATGGTGAATCGAATATCTTTGTGATTAGTCACAAAGGCGCAGTACTTGAACAATATTTTGATTCTAAGATAGAGTTCATTAAAGCTAAGAACTTTAGTAAAGTCGCTTGACAATCGTTATATTAATGTGTTATACTTACCCACTATTAAACAACAAGGCAATTAGATTATGGAATTAACTGAAAAGACAATGCAAGTTCTCAAGAACTATGCTACAATCAATCCAAACATCGTTATTTCTGAAGGTAATATGATCAGGACAGTATCAGAAGCGAAGAATGTTCTGAGTTACGCTGAACTTGATGTGACATTTCCTAAGACGTTTGGTATCTACGAACTGAGCGAGTTCCTGAGTGTTCTATCTCTGGTAGACTCACCTCGTCTGAAGTTTGAAGAAAACCATGTTATTGTGAGTGATCCCTGCGGTCGTTCGCGCATTAAGTACTTCTACTCTGATATTGGTATGTTGACCACTCCTTCTAAGGAT